CGTCGAGGCGAGGCCCAGTTCCGAGCGGTTCAGGGCTTTCCAAACCGACTCCGCCCGGGCGAAGGTCTCTTGGTATCGGTCCTTGGCCCCACGGATTCGGACTTGGGCGTCAGTGGCCCGGTCGGTCTGGCCCCGGCCGTCTTGAAAGCCTTGAGGCATCAAGCCGCCAAATACCTGAATGAACGCGGCAGTAGCGGGCACGGCCCCACCCACCTTGCGGACAGGGCCGATGAACGTAGTCCCGGGTGTCAGCCCGGACAGCGTCGCGCCCGTGGCCGTCGTCAGGTAGGTGCGGAGGTCGGTCTCGACGTTCATTTCTCACCCTTGGGGCCGAACGGGCCGTTACGACGAGGCATGACGCCGGTGGCCAAGAACCGATCGATGGCTGCCTGAATCATCCGCTCGGTCTCGTCCTCCATCTCGTTGACCGCGCTGGCCAAGTACTTGGCTTGGCCTTTGGCACCGGCCGACGGGTTGGTTGAGCGCAGACCGGGGTGGTTGTAGTCGAGGTTTTCGTGCTGCCGGACGATGTAGTCCGGGCCGTAGTAGCCGAAGTCGACCATCACGCCCTTGGCTGTGTAGCGGGGCATGTCGACGTAGGCGGAGGCTTCTAGGTCGCCCATTTCGAACGGTACGCGCAACACGCTCAGGCCCATCGTCTTCTGAGCGGCGTTGTACTGGGCCGCGGCCGAGACGTCGAGAAACTGCTTAGGAAGCCGCTTCAACGTGGCGACCATGTCGTCCATGCCTCGGAGGCGGATGCCTTTCATCGAAACCATCAGAGCACCAATTCCACGTGGTCCAACTCGCCGTACTCGCCGTAGCAATAGTGCGCCACCTTGGCGCGGCGGGACTGGTCGGACTGAGCGGCGTCGTAGCCGGGTAGCCAGAACGAGGCGATACGGGACTGAGCGTCGGTCAGCGGAAAGGTCTCGTCGACGACGACGAAGTGGGTAGTGCGCTCCTCGATGGCGTTGCCAACGACGACCTCACGGTAGCGGGGTTCGATTCGAGCCCAGCACGTCGCCACCGAGCCGTACAGCGTCTGGCCAGCAATATCCGTGGTCGCCGCAGAGGCGAACGACAGGATCTGGCGAAGTTGCGCTTTCAGTTGGTAGTCCACTTGACGCTCCCGGATCTGAGTCTATCGTATCGACATGACGAACACCCCGCCGGCCCGAAAGAACCCAGTCCGCGTGCCCAACCCAGAAGAGATCGACCTCGTCGAGGACTCGCTGACCGACATCCACCGCGTCCTGACAACGTTGATGACCCACGCCGAGGAGGGCTCGGTCTGGGGCGCTGACGACGCGTTGTTCGGGTTGTCCGTCCACCTTGAGACCGCGCTGCACCGCGTCCGGGCCGTTCGCGCCAAAACCCACCTGAGAGGCAACAATGAGTGAACTCAAAGACTTGATCGCGGTGCTGAACCGCGTGGACGCGGCCTTCGGCCCTTGGGCGGAACAGGCGTTGGAGCGTCTGGTGCGAAAGCACAAGGAGCAGTACTCCAAGCCCGTAAAGGGGGTCGTTCTGTGCGGAAAGGGGTCAGGCTTGGTCCATCGAGTCATTGGCGTCGACAGAGACGGCACTTTTGTGACCTACGCGGAGGGTAAGCAGCAACGTCGGTCTGCCGCGGATTGGTCCAACTTCTACGTTCTGCCCGGATCGGAGGAAACATGAACTACGAACAGCACGTTTTTCACTCAGGCACATCGAAGGCATACAAGGACTTCATCGACGTCAACCGGGACCGGGTGGTCTCGCAGGAACTGGCCGACGACCGAGTCATCGTCTACTGCCGTCCTATCGACGCGGACAACGTCATCTTCGTGGCCGGTCACTTCTTTGGGGGTCTGTGATGCAGCACAAACCGTTCAGTGTGTGCACCTACCGAGTCGATGCGTTTGTGGACGCTCGCTACAGGTCTTTCCTGCGGTCATCTGATCAGCACGACGACTTCCACCAGATGGCAATCGAACTGGCCGAGACTCGCGAGGCACTGGCGTACCTGACCGAGGCCATCGAGGAGTTCAGAATTGAGTCAGCCAGCGACGACGATCAGGATTTCCTTGTTGAGACCCTGAAGGAAGTCGAAGGCTACACACCCTGACGTGATAGCCTCGGTCCAAACCGTTGAGGTGCGCCCACGTGGCGTGAGGATCTGCCCCGGGTGACCGGAGTCTTTTGACCAGTGTGGCGGCTGAGTCCGATTGGCAGAGCGACCTGAACCCGGCCTAACCAGCCGGGTTGCTTTTATTTGAAGTAGTCCGAGTTGGACTCACCCGGCTCGTAGTCGTCCATACCGATGTACAAATCACTCACCACGACGTCGGTGTCGGACAACAAGGTCTCGTTGGCCGTCTTGGATTGGCCCGTGACTGTGCCAGTGCCGAGGATAGCCCCGTCGCTCGAACCGCCAGCGAAGTTGCCGGGGCCGTTCTTGCGTAGGCGGTCGGCCAGAGCGAAGTACTGTTTGTGACGCGCCGCGGCGGACACCCGGAGTTCCGAGTTCTCAGTGTTGATCTGGCCAGCGTACCGAGCGGCCAAGGCATCGGCCAAGTCAGCGGCGATGAAGTTGACGGCGTCGCGGCCCGAGGCGACGTAGTAGATCTCCTCGTCTTGGAACAGCGGGGCCGATGCGTTGGTGTCCCCCAGCACCAAGCGGATGCGCATCAGCGTACCTGCGGTAGCCGTCGACGTCAAAAGGGCAGAGTTGTAGGTCCACGACATCAGCAGTCCACCACAGAAAAGGTTGCGCAGACCTCGTGGATGTTCGAGGCCGAAGTCGTCGCGACGCAGGTCAGTTTGTAGGTACATCCATCGACGCCACCCGTGATGCGCTGAAATGCCCCGGTGGTCGTGGTGGTCGGCGACCCAGCCAGCAAGTCGCCCGGTGAGGGGTCAACACCCTCAACCACCTCGATGGTAAACACGGCTGAAACGATCGTCTCGCCCGTCGCCAACCGGGCCGCAAATCCAAAACCCAAAGGTTCAGATTCTGCAGGGTGTCTAGGGTCGAACGTTCCAAGATTCACAGGGTTACCCTTCGAGGGGGGACTTCGATGGTGACGTAAGTCCTTGTTGCTTCACATGCTACCACGCGGGGTCCCGCGCCAGAGAACACCTTGCGCGGCTCAGCCTGAAGGGCCGTGCGGCGCGACCCCACCAACAGAGACACCAGTCGGGTGTCGACGTCGTGCTGCGTGACGCGGGACAACGCCAACAACGTGCGGACCCGGGAATCCCAGAGGGCCTTACGCACAGCGGGGGCGTGGAGCAGTACACCGCGGGCCAACGCCTCGAATACGATTCGGCGTTCGACAGCGTCGAGCCGTTCTCCGCCGAGCAAGGCCCCGGCCAGACGTCGTCCGATCTGGACGAAGTCATCGTCCATGAGCAGGACGAGCCTACGGCGGATCACCCGTCACGACCTACTGGTTGGTCCCACGACCGCACGGAGCCGTCTAGGGTGACGGACACGATGGCGAGGTAGGTTTGCCCGGACACGACCCTTGACGACGAGTCGAAGCGGAATCTGCCGGTCGAGCCGATTTCGGTCATCGAGGTCTCAGCCACGAGATCGGCACCGTCTGAGACCCGCACGACTTGAATCTTCGGGTCTGTGCCCGTGACGTCGACGACGCCGTTGCGGAACCACGACACCACGTAACGGTCCACGGCCCCAGCGTCGTCGTCGACCAACAACACCTTGGCGGTGTACAGGTCCGTGCCGACTGCTGCGCCGAACGTACCTGCAGCCAGATGACCTGAGGCCACTTCATCCCACACGGCGTCCGCAATAGTGGAGGGGCTGCTGCCCCCACCGGCCTCACCCAGCAACAGGCCCATGGTGCCCGCGGCTTGGAAGTCCGCGACCAGAGAATTCCAGACCGAGGCAGCTAGGCTTTGAGGGCTCAGTTCGGTGAACGGAGTCAGGTCAGCCGAGATGTTACCGTTTGCGCGAACTGTAGTGGTCGCTGAGCCGCTCCCAACGATTTCGCACACAGCACCAGCCAACGCCGCCAGCGCCCCGGAGATTGAGCCTGAGCCCGCCAGAGAGGCACTGGCTTCGAGTTTGCCCAGCACGTCAGCCGTCAGCCCGCCCAGACCACTCAGGCTGGCCACCGCTTGCACGATGAGGGCCAGAGCAACGGACAGCGAGCCTTCCCCGGACAGTGACGCCTCGGCGTTGAGTCCACCAGCCAGATTTGTGTCGCTCACTGCGGCGGAGCCGGCCACAGTGGTCGTGGCAGCCAGTTCCCCGCCTACCCGAGGCAAAGACCAAGAGCCTCCGTTGCGGTAGCCGGTCGGGATAGCAGCGGTGTCAGGTAGGGCGGTCGAGTCCCGACCTCGCAGACCTCCCGGGCCGAGCGCGATGACCCCAACAGCAAACGTTCCGCTCGCGGCCGCCCCCGAGCCGGAGACGTAGCGTTGCGGTCCAGCGAAGTCGCCTCGACCTGCACGATGAAGCAAGCCCATCAGCCACCTCGAATGGCTGCGGCCACTTCAACGGCCCCGAGGGATTCGGCCAGTAGGGCGTGCTGCTCCGACAGACCCAACACCGTAGACTGGATGGCTTCGAGTACCGAGGTCCCTTGCACCCGAACCGCCTCGGCGACCGAGGTCAAACCCGCTGTCTCACAAACCGAGGCCAGCCCCTCGCGGGTGTCGGCCTCGACAGCAGTGGCCACAGCCACGGCGATGCCGTAGTCGTCAGCCCCGTGGGCTCGACACTCGGACAGGATCTCCATCAGTCGGCGGGTGTGCATATCAGCCCCAAGCCACGTCGAGGTGGCCGTAGAAGGACGAGTTGCTGGGAGTCGCTGCACCGTTGAACAACAACCAAGCCAAGCACGCCCCGTCTTGGATCTGAGGCAGGCTTGGGAACTGATTCATCAGGTCCCGCTCAGAAATGACGCCGACAGCTGCCATAGGCAGGCTCATCAGCGGGCGGGCAAGTACGTAAGCCAGTGAGCCTGAGGTGTGAGTGGCGCTGAGGTTGGTCTGCTCGATGGATCGCACACCCGTGTCCGCGCCCGCGAGGGGGTAGAAAGGTCCGTACTTGCCTGCACCGGTACCCGAGGTGTTGAGCAACCCGATGGCTGCAGCGGTCTTGGAGATGGGCAAAGTGCCCGGGGTCAATCGACCCGCAGTGCCAGCGGCGTTGGTGTAGGTGACGCGCATGTTAGGCGTACCAGCGCCGAGCGTAGAAGTCACAGTGGTGAACATCTGCACACCAGCGCCGTCGGTGTAGCGAGGCAAACCGACCGTCAAGGTGTGGGTGCCGGTACCTGCGGTGGTGAAGTCGACCGTCACACCCGCAACGGCGTCAGCGAACGAGGCAGCCAACTTGGACGTCGTCGCCGACTGGCGCACGGTCCAGTAGTCCGTGACCAATGACAGCCCGGCGGGCAGTGTAGTGGTGGTCGTAAGGCGGACCCGCGAGAACGAAGCCACGTCGTAGGCCGCGTGGGTGATGATGTCCGTCGTGGCGTCAGCAGTGAAGGTGGTGGCCTGAAGCGTAGCCACGTCGCCCGTGACGGTGAGGTTGTTCCGGGGGTAGTACGCCAGCAAGTCGACCAGCAAGGCGTTTGCCGGTGCGGAGGTAGCCGACGCGGTACCTACTGAGGCCGTCACGATGTGCTTCGTGTCGGGTGCCACGTTACCGCCAACGAACAGTGCCCCTAGGGATTGCGAACACAGACTCTGAAGGCTCAAGTTGGTGCCGCCGTTCAGCACGCCGTTGGTCGGCCCGCCTGCCGAGTGGAACAAACAAGCCCACTCCCCAGCCACCGCAGCCGCGCCAGCGTGGGACAGCTTGTTCCAGTCCGTGCGCACGTGCTTGCCCGCCACGGTCATCTCAGAGATAAAATCGTCCATCGAAGAGAAGCCCATGGTCTAACCCCAAATCACGTCAAAGTTGAAATACAAGGCGGCAAGGCTGGTGGTGGCCGAGGTGGTGTTGTAGTGCTGGATGATACAGGTCAGGTACGCATCGTCGTCTATTCGTGGTAACACAGCGACCGCGCGGAGGAAGTCGGTCTCTGCTGCGCACCTAGGCGAAATGTCCGTACCCGCCACCCCCGGGTAGCAAGGCAGGTTGCACAATACCCGACACATCACCACCGTGAACAGACCCACGTCACCGGGGCCGTCGACACGGATGGACTCGATTTCCATGACGCCGTCGTCGCCCTGCTCTAGCGGCAAAAACGGCCCCTTGTGGAAGGCCAAACCTGCGTTGAGCAGCGCGCCGTTGGCCACCTGAGTGTTCTGAATGACTACTGCCCCAGTCGTGCGGCCCGAGACACCGGCAGAGTTCTTGTACGTGACGGTGACCGTGTTGCCTGCGACCAGTGACGACGGAGCCACTGACACAAGGTACAGACGCACACCCGCCCCAGTGCCGTGCCGGTCGGTCTTTGCTGGGGAGTTGTCGACGACCTGCTCTTCGCCTACAGCAGACTCGTCAACGAAGGGCACGTAGCCCAACACGTCGAGGATGAGCCCGCTGGCGCTGAAGCCTAGGTAGGTCATATCGATGCGCTTCAAGTACTTCTTGAGCGGAGCCACCAGAGGACCGTGATCCCAGCCGCCGTGGGTGGACCGGGACATCGGGGCGAACACCAACGGAGCCGAGGCGTAGTACTGAGGGCCGGGCTGCCCCGCGAACATCGTCGTGTCAGCCCAGTAGCCGTTGGTCCAAGAGACGGACATGGCTTTGCGCACGTGCTGGGCCATTCGAAAACGGCCTGCATCGAACGCGGACACCACTTCCCTAACGCTTGATACCGCCACTACCGGAGGCCTTTCCTTTGATTTCGGCGGCGATCGGGGCCACGCAGGGGCACGCCTTAATCACCTCGCCATTCAGCACCAGCACCGAGAGCCCGCACCCTGTGCAGCGATACACGTCAGTCCTCCGTGATCTGCAACGAACCGATGCCAATCTGAGGCTGAATCAAGTTGGTGACGGTCAGGCTTGCAGACAACGCCCCCGAGTACAAAATCTGAGTCGATCCCTGCGGAGTGATGCTCAGGTGGGTAATGGTGTTTGAGCCCCCCGTGCACTGAGGGAACTGAATCAGCGCTGCATTGGACACGGGGTTTGTGCCTGTCCATGCTGAGCCCGTACGCGCGACCACGGCCGCAGCGTATGAGGTGTAGGTGGCCTCGGAGGTGCTGGAGTTGCCTGCCTCGCCCGGGTCGGCTGTGTGGAGGTGGATCTCCAAGTTTGAGGCTGCATCCCAAGGTAGGGCCGTGGCCTTGAAGACCTTTGCGAGCACATCGATTTCAGTTGCGTTTGACTTGGACAAAGGGCACCTCGACGAGCAAGTCTACCACGCTAAAGGCTGAGGCCGCCCTGTTGGACGGCCTCGTTACTGGCGCTACACTTGGCAGGCCAATTCAGGTCAGGCGCTGAGCAGTCGATACTCGATGATGATCGCGCCCTGCAGACGGGTCGCAGCCGAGCGGGTCGAGTAGGTCACCTCGACGTCGGCTGGGGCCACATACTCCGACGGCAGCGTGGTGAGGCCGTTGACGTCGAGCAACAGCGCCCCGTACGTCACCGAGCCCGAAGCAGCGCTGGCACGACGTAGACCCACGCTGGACACCGAAGCGCCCGTGATGAAGCCCTGAGTCGAGGACGAGATGCCCACGTCGAGTCGTGCGTCAGTGGCCGAAGCCGCCGAGGTCATGTCGATGAAGACACCACTCACGACGGCCTTTGCAGGCAGGCGCACACCGGTCAGGACCGGGTTGGCGTTGGCGGTTGCGGCGAGGGGGATGCGGAGGGTGCGACGGCTGGAGCCGGGCGTGTCGACGCCAGCGGCGCCGATGCGGCCCTTGACTTTGATGAACGGAATTGCCACGGGTCAGTCCTTCTTCGAGCGTCGGGTCACGACGGCGTTGATTGCTTCGTTCTGGGGAGTGGTCGTGGCCTGAGCCACCTCTGCGTCGGCGGGCAACAGGAAGCGGGAGTCAATGAGGTTCTGCACCCGATGGGTGAATGGCAACTCGATCGGCTCACCGCGCTGGAGAAGTTGGCCGTTCGCAGTGAAGGCTTTCTGGACGATGAATTTCATAGATCCGAGTCTACCACGGCCGCAACCCTAGACGGCTGTGGGAGCGGGTTTACGGTGGCTGAACACAGGAGACGACATGCATCAAGACGACGTTCGAGTGGGGCAGATTCTCCGCCGACAACCAGATGGCGCCCGATACCTCGTGTCCTCGGCAGAGAAGGGTGGGCCTTTCGGTTTGCGCACGACGAGCGGAAGTGCCCTCCGCATCGAGCCCTACGTGCTGCGGGACTACGAGGTGGTGTCGGAGCCTCTCAGCATCGAAGACGTCAAGGTCGGGTGCGTGCTGCAGGATTTATATGGGAGGCAGTACAAAGTCACGGCAGTGGGTGAAGAACCTGACTACCCCTACGCTACAAAACTCGTCCGGGTAGTACACATGTGTGAACTCGGCGCCGAGCCTCGGTGGAGCAAGCCATACCGTGCTGAGGCGGTCCGCAACTTCCGCATCGTCTCTGCGCCCCCCGCCCCAATCGAGTCCACACCTGAACCGAAGGAATCCACCGTGAATCAGATCCCAATCCACACCGAACTCCCCGCCAGCCGCTTGACCGTCTCAGTCCCACACGAAGTCATCAACGCCGTCGTCCACCGGGAACTAGACACCTTCTCGTTCGACGGACCGACCACGTTCGACGAGGTGGCTACGGACGCGCTGGAGCGGGACCTGAGCGTGCTGTTCGATGTGGCCGGGGCAAGTCGGCGTCACCGGGAGGTCGGCGACGTGACGCAGGACGCCCTCGCGGTCCGGGCTGGAGTTACGGCTCAGTTCGTTTCGATGGTGGAGAACGGATACCTCGAACGTTTGGTCCGCTACTTGGTGGAGAACAAGTGATCACCCCGTACCCCGACGTGTGTCAGCCTCCCATAAGGTGGACCGAGACGAGGCTGTGGTACGAGGACGGCTGGGCACAGATACGGACCTACGAAGTCAAACAGATCCGTTGGAACGAATTCCGGTCCACCGAGGAAAACGTGGTTCTGAGGGAGGCGGGTCTGGACCTCGCCGCTTAAACGACTCGGTCGCCGCTTAAACAAAAACCGGCCCCGCTTAAAGCGGGGCCGGGCTGGGGTCGAACTCTGGCCGCCTAGGTTCAGGCGACGATGTTGTCGAAGAACACGCCCATGGTCGCGCCGGTGATCTTGACGTCGAGCGTCAGGTCCGACTCGATGCGCATCGACTGCGCGAGCGGCATGTCCAGCTTACGCGACGCCACACCGTTGGGGCGGGGAGCGTCGGCAGCGCCGGTCCAAGCGAACATCATGGCAGCCGCGGGGGTGCGGAGGCCGACCGTCATCGGGTTGCTCAGGAGCAGGGCCGACTTCGGGTTCCAGATGAACGCAGGGGCCGAGGTCTTGCCCTCGGTGCCGTACACACCGATGGCGCGCGGAACGATGATTCGGCTCACGCCGAGCTGACGAGCAATACCAGCCTCGTCAAGCGGGGTCGAGACCACCAGAGCGCGGTTCAGGTCGGGGTGGCTCTTGAGCGCGTTGAACACGTCAAGGCCGAGCACCAACGTGCTGGGGTTGTTGAAGCTACCAAGCAGGATGGCCTTGGCAGCCGAGTCGATGGCCGCGATCGGGTCGCTGGCCACGTAGTCCGACCACTTGGTCGTCGAGGCGCCGAGCACGTCGGTACCCCACACACCAGTCTTGAAGACCGCGTTGGCCACGAGGCGCTCACGCTTCTGCAACATCTGCTGGGCCACGAGGAACGCGGCGTCCTGCTCAAGGGCAATCGGGGCGTCAGCCTCGTTGACCTCGTCGTAGCTCAGGTCGACGTGCACCGAGTACTTGTCGCAGTAGTACTGGTCGCTCGACAGCGAGAAGCCGGTGCCGTTCGACTCGGTGCCTGCGGCACGGAGCTGAACGTCATCGCGGGCAAACGCGGCCGAGTCGTACACGAAGTACTTGTCGGACTGCTTGTTGACGGACTTGGTGGGGAGAACCATACCGGCAACGAACGCTGACGGCGACTGGAACTGAGCCAGCGAGAAGTCAGTGAGTACTTTGTCGATGTGGGTGGAGTTGCGGTTCGGCTGCATTCAGGAATCCTTTCAGAGGTGGTTAGCGCGGCTCAGGCGTTGCGCGTAGGGTTGAGCAGGTTGATGGTCGCGCTAGCCAGACCACCGTCGTTATCCGCCGCATCGAGGGTGACGCAGATTCGGCCCGCGGCGTAGAAGCCGGGGGACGTGCCTGCCACGATGGCCACCGCACGGGCAGTCGAGTCGAAGGCGATGCGAGGCAGACCGGTCAGGTCGGTACCGCCGACGCGGACCTTGGTGAAGCCGGCAAGAGCCACGACCGCAGCCTCGCCCACGTTGGGGCTGTTCTGCAGGACGCCGAGCGGGACATCGGTGTTCGCGCTGACCGGGCCGACCGTTGCGGTCACACCGTCAGCCGCGAGGCCGATTTCCTTGACAGCGATGAACTGGTAGGAGGCAGCCGACATGGAGGTCGCGGCCGTGTAGGTTTGGGTCTGGAGGTGCTTGGATCCAACGGCCATGATTCAGTCCTTTTCGCCACGCAGGGCGGCAACAATGTCAGCGTTTTCAGTGTACACCATCGAGCGGGCTTGCTCTTCGGTGAGTGCCGGGTTCGCGTCGCGCTTAGCCTTTGCGAGCGTTGCGAGACGGTCCTCGACCGAGACCTCGACGCTGGCTGCGACTCCGACTGGGGTGGTGATGCTCGACGCCTTGAGCGCAGCATCGGCGGCCTTGAGCACTCGCTCCAGAACCGCGGCGGCTTCGGGGGCAGCCTTGGTGGCGGCTCGAAGTGCACGACCGATTTCGTCAGGCGTACCGGGCACGTGAGCGAAGGCCTTGGTGGCGGCATCGACGGCGTCGCGGACCTCACGGGCCTCGACTTCGACTGCGGCACGGGCCTGAGCCTCGGCGACAGCGGCTTGGGCCTCGCTCACGCGGGCCTGTGCATCGGCTTCGACCTTGGCGACGGCTGCAGCCACGGCGGCTTGGACAGCGGCGTCGACGCGGGCCTGCACGTCGTCGCTCTGTGCGGACGCGGTCGGCGCCTCGACGGGAGTTTCAATTTGGACTTCTGCCACGGGAACCTCTTTCGGGGGTGTCGGTTGATTCAGGGGCGGAGGCACCCCACGGAACGCAGCCAAAGCCGCGAAGCGCATAGCCGAAGGGGCTCGGTCGAGCGCAGCCTTGGCGGAAGTAGAGACGGATTCGTCGTCGAGGATTCGGTCCACGAAACCGGCCGCGAGGGCTTCCTCAGCGGTGTACCAGTGGTCCTCACCGTCGGTCAGGAGCGAACGAATCTCGTCGGTCGACTTGCCGGTCTTGCGGGTGTAGGCCGTGATCATCGCCTCGGCCCACTTGTCGAGCACGTCGGCCGAGCGGCGCATGTCGTTGGCGTTGCCGGACACGCCGGACCACGGTGCATGAATCATCACAAGGCTGGTAGCAGGAGCAGTGACCTCGTCACCAGCCATGGCAATCAACGAGCCTGCCGAGATGGCCACTCCGTCAATAACGGTCTTTTTTGTGCCCTTGAACTCACGGATGGCGTTGTAGATCGCGAGGCCATCCGCGACCGAGCCCCCGAAAGAGTTCACGCGGATGGTGAGGGCCTTGACCGAACTGGGCAGCGCCCGGAGCTGAGCACTCACGTCCTTCGCAGAAACGGACTCACTCCACCACGACTCGCCGATGTCACCATGGACCATCAACTCATAGGTATCAGACCCAGCCGCGCTGGGGCGAAGTGACATAGAGGGACTTTGAATCGGCATTGGGCTCATGGTACCACACCGTCCGTTTCGTCTTCCTCATCCGCTGGGTCCGCGGGCTCAACCGCCGTAGGGGCTGGGGCGTTCTCAGATGCCTTCTGGGCTTGATGAGACTCGAAGTCGTCCTCGGACACGGGTGGGAGGTTGATTCGCTCACGGAGGCGGTTCTCGGTCTCCAGCGTGGGGGTCACGAGGTTCTGGACTTGGCTCAAGAACAGGCTCAACTCGGCCACGGACACCTCGTCGATCGGGTCATGGTCCAGTCGCGGCCACAACTCGACAGGCACCGCGTTCACCTCCATCAGGCGGCGGATGCAGACATCGTTGATGGAGTCGGTCAGCACGTCGGCGTACCACGACAACGCACGGACGAAGTTGCTCGACTTCTCAGCAGCCAGAGCGAACGAACCGGTCGAGCCCATGCCCAGAGCAAGGAACTCCGAGGCCAAGGTCATCAGCATCGCGTTCGACAACCGCTGGACGATGGGGCCGACGGGAATCTGTGAACCAGCCGCGCCCACGAGACTGAACTTGTAGCCGGTTGGCTTGTCTTGTTCGTCTCGTTCGGCCGGAACGGTGATGGCCGTCAAGCGGTCCTGCGTCAGCAGGCTGAGCATGCGTTCGAACTGGGCGCGGATGGACTTTTCCTCGGCCGACGCCTTCGGGTTCATCAGCCGGGCGGGCAGTTCCATCTTGGGGATGTTGACGAGGCTGCGAGCCGCACCGACGGCTTCGATTTCTTCCAGTCGCTTCTTGAAGTGCCACGAGCGGTACGCGCCACGCAGAATGGAGCGGCCCTCGGGGTTGTTCTTGAGGGTGCGAGTCCTGAACAACACGCACCGCGACATCGGCAGGTAGGTGGTCGGGCGGTTCGGTGCTTCCTGCCAGCAACCCAGAATCTCGCCGGTGGCCGGGTCGATGTCCCACTTCTCGATGCTGCGCTGGGCTCGGAGGTCGAGGTTGCGCCAGCCGATGCGCCCGTCGTTGTACTTCGAGCGGAACCGGGCGTTGTTCTGGTCCAAGCCGCGGCGGTACTTGTAGACGATTTCGTGCAGCGCGTGACCATACACGAGCATGCTCAGGGCGTCACCGATGAAGTCCTGCCACGACCTGTCCATGTCGTTCATGCACTGGTCGACAAAGTCCGCCTCCGCGCGGGCGCGGGGCGTGTCCGATGCCGGCTTCAGGCGCCACTTGATTCGGCGGAGAAAGCCCTCAATCGAGTACAGCGCCGCTGCGATGGTCGCGTCGTTCAGCGACATCTCTTCGTACGTTTCCGCGGCCCGTTTGCCCTTCAGGCGCGGGTGGAACTCGTCGTAGATGTACCCCGCAGACGTATCCAGCCCCGGGGTCCCGAGTTGCGTGGTTGTGGCTGCGACGGGGCGGGGAGTGCGCTTTGACATCCCGGAGATGGTACCACGCTAGGACCAGTACGACTCCACTTCGAAGGAAATGCCTGAGTCGGAGGACCCACCCATGGTTGACCCTAGGTCTACTGGACCTGCGTCGCGTTGGCGCATGTGGGCCAGTGCCTGAGACGCACAGTCGACGACGTCGTCGGTGGGGTACTTGGGGAAGATGGTGATCTCCTCCACGGCGTGCTCCACCCATGAGGCGCGGTGGGGGTGGGGCAGCCAGACGTTGCCCGACTCGAACAAAGCGCTGACCGCGGCCAGACGGGAGTGCTTGTCACCCATCGGGGTGACCGGGATCAGGCCGGCAATCTCGGTCCTCAGTTCGGCGATGATGGCTGCACCGTTGGCTTTTTCTTCCACGTAGGTGGGCATCGGACGCCAGTCCGCAGCCTGTTTCTTGACCGCCGCCTTGGTCTGGGGGAAGTCCATGCGGTCGCGGACTTGGTCCACGAGGACGTAATTGGGCCCCTGCATGGTCCATACCTGCCCCACGACGGCGTCATTCTTGGCCCCACCCTTGAAGCTCAAGTCCCACGATGCTGTGATCTGGGGGTAGCGGGGCAGCACGAACGGGTACTGGGGAATAGGCTCCCATTCGCCGGCTTCGTTCTGGACGCGGACGGGCTCGGGCACGCCGAGGTTAGGGTCATACCAGTACCTCAGCCATTGCTTCTTGACGACGCCACCTCCGCGCGGGGCCGGGCGCTGTTGGTACTGCCCGGCGAAGGCGTACCCACCTAGTGTCTTTTTCAGTTGGGCGATGGCCTCAGGTCCGTACATCTGGGGCCACAACAACTCGCCGAATTCGGTTCTTGGGTCGACCCAGCCCAGAGAGGTGGGGGCTGTGGACTCCTCAAACTCCATCGGGAGGCACAGCAAGTCCCATCCCATGGCGATGCACTGGGCGGATACGTCGTCGGCGTGTAGTCGCTGCATGACGACGATCCGGACCACAGCCTCGGGATCGCCGGCTGCCCGGTTGTACCAAGTTTCCCGGAACCACGTGTTGGCCGTCTCTCGGGCAACCGGGCTCTCCCCCTCGGACGCCGAGAGAGGGTCGTCGAGGATGAGGAACGAGCCGCCCAGCCCCGTGACGGTACCCCCGACCGACGTCATCTGCCGCCCACCACCCTGAGTCGTCGTAAACGACGTTTTCAAGTTCTGGTCATCGCGCAACTTGACGTGAGGGAATCGTTCCTGATACCAGTCCGACTCGACGAGGGTGCGGGTCTTAACCGAGTCGCGGGTGGCCAGTGCCGCCGAGTACGAAGCGAACAGCAGTTCCTCCTTCGGACTTCGGGCCAACAGCCACGCAGGAAACAACACCGAGGCTAGGGTCGATTTTCCGGCCCGGGGTGGAATATTGATGACCAGCGACTTGATTCGCCTCTCCCCACACGCCTGCAGGTGCTCACAAATTGCGTCGATGTGCATGCCTCCACGGAACGGAAACGACTCGACCTGAGACCACGCGGCCTCGACGAACGCCTTGAAGTCCTTGGGCAGGGCGATGGCTTCTCGGCGGACCAGTTCCAGTTCGATGGCGCGTGCCAAGGGGTCGGAATCGCGGTGCTCTTGGGTATTCTTACGACGGACCATGCACCGAGCATAGCGCACTTGACGTCCCAAAGCGGACAGCGTATTGTTCGGCCATGGCAAAACCCATCAAAATCTCGCCGCTCAAGAAACCCCCAGCCCGTCCCGGCATTTCGCTATGTGTGATCTTCCGAGACAACGAGGACACCATCGGCAAGTTGCTCGATTCCGTCGAGGGGCACTTCGATGAATTCTGCTTCACCGACACCGGCTGTACCGACCTGACCCGCGGGATCATCGAGACCTTTGCAGTCAAGGTCCACCCCGTCCCAGTCAAGATCACCGACTTCGCTTGGTGTGACGACTTTGCAAAGGCCCGTCAGGCCAACTTTGAGGCTGCCACCGGCCGGTGGCGCATGTTCCTCGACACGGACGACGAACTGATCCGAGGCGAGACGATTCGGGACACCGTCGCAATCTGCGACAAGAACCCGAAGATTCAGGGCTGGTTCGTCGGATACGACTACGACCGACTCGAAGAACTTGAGACCATGCGTTGTGTCAAGTGGTCTAAGGCGTGGTCGTGGCAGGACGCCATCCACGAACGCCTCGTGTCGTCGGAAGACATGGACGCTCACGGCTTCGCCCGGGTGACCAAGGACCGGTTCGCGGTCCGCCACAAGCGCAAGACGGCCGAGGACAAGGAACGAGCCCTCCGCCGCAACGCGGCTATCGCGGAGCGGGAGTACCTCACCACGACGGACCCGGAGTACAAGGCTCGGTTGGCCCGCACGATGGCGATGACGGCCAAGTTGGACGGCGACTTCGAGCGGGCGATTCCGCTGCTGAAGGAAGTCGGTGACGGCTACCCGCATCTGCCCGAAGGTAAGCAGGCGTACGCGGACCTGAGCCGCTTGTACGCGAGCAACCTCAAGGGCCAACAACTCGACGTGGCCGAGGGCTTTGCGAAGAAGGCTGGACCGACCTACGAAGCGATCGTGGCGTACCAAAAACAGGACTTCGCCAAGGTCATCCACAAGCACACCTGTGCGACGGGCATCATGGGTCCGCAGACCACGCACGAGGGGTTCCTGTTCGAAAAGGCTTTGGGGCCGGCGATTGCGGCCGAGTCGGCGTTGCGGTTGAAGTACCCTGCGGCTGCGGTGGAGAGGTGTCTCAATACGATCCGTTCCGATTTGCGCAAGCACGACATGATGTTCGAGCATGTGTCGTTGTGCCGCACCGAGATCGACCGCGTGACGATACTCGTCCCCGGCACCCCGCAGCCGTTTGACGACGACTCCACCGGCAACATGCTTGGTGGCTCGGAGGAGGCGGTCGTGTACCTGTCTCGGGCGCTGGCCGCTCAGGGCCGAAACGTCCGGGTGTACGGGATGCTCCCGCCGACGTCGGTGCCGGGCATGTCCAAGTCCGGGGTCGAGTACCGGCCGTTCAGCGAGTTCAACCTCCGTGACGAGCACGGGACCTTGGTGATCTGGCGTTCGGTCCAGTTGCTGGACCAACTTCTGGGCGAACGGGCTCGGGTGTTCGAGCGGATGCAGGCTGGCGATGAGACCGCCATCGAGCCCACCGGCATCGGCCGGTCGAGCCTGTGGCTGCACGACATGTCGATCGGTGTCCGCGACCCGGAGGTGGCTAACGCGATCCTGTCCGCGGTCGATTCGGTCATCGTGCTGAGTGAGCACCACCAGAAGTGCATCGAGCGCGAGTTGCCTGCCAAGCACACGGTCAGGTTCGTTCGTCTGAGCAACGGCATCCAGCCCGAGGACGTGTTCTACGAGCACGCCGAGGTCGTTCGTGACCCGAACCGGGTGATGTACTCGTCCTGCCCCTCGCGTGGGTTGGAGGTGCTGCTGACGGCGTGGCCGAAGGTCAAAGCGGCGTGCCCCGAGGCCAAGTTGGACATCTACTACGATTGGTCCGGCGTCAAGAACCACCAGCCCGACCTCTACAGTCGGTTGATGGACCAGATGGCGACCGTGGCCGACCTCGACGTCGTTCACCATGGCGGTGTGGGTCACGCGGAACTCCGGGAAGCGTTCTTTCGGACGAACGTGTGGGCCTACAGCCACTTCCGGTCGACCGACGTCGAAACGTTTGCCATCTCGTCAGTCAAGGCGATGGCGGGCGGGGCGACGGTCCTCACGGGTATGCACGGTGCGCTGACCGAGGTGGTGCCTGAAGCCCAGTTCACCACCGAGAAGTACTACGCCGAGGCCCTGATCGACCTGCTGAAGCGGCCCATCTCGGACGAAAAGCGTCGGGAAAAGGCCAAGGGTGTGGCCGAGCGGTTCCGTTGGCCCGAGGTGGCAAAGCGGTTCAGCGCGGAGTGGACGGTCAAGCGGGAACCGAAGACGTGATCCACTGACCAACACCTAGACGGCTGATGGGACGGGTCTACTCTGTTTTGGACAGAGTAGACCCGCACCTTTTGGAGCGCCTTGTGACCAAGATGTACGACATTCAGGAACTGATGAAGAAGACCTCGTTCGAGGTGATGAATTTGATTCACGCCCACGTCGACGAGCATCGCAGGCAGGTCCGGGACGAGGAAGCAGTGGGTCGAGCGAAGATCATCCTTGACCGGGATCAGGCGCTGGAGGCAGCACGGGGGCTCAAGGCGGAGATCACACGGCTCAAGAGGGCCCCCCAAGGCGCCCAACGAGCGGAGGACCTGCAGCACACGATCAACCGCCTTGAGCAGGAGATCCGTCAGCGTAAGGACGAGAACGCCAAGTTGGCGAAGCAGAAAAGTGACGCGTTTCGTCAAGTCGCGGACCTGAAGACTCAGTTGGCGGCTTGCACGGCTCAACTTCAGGCCCTCCAAAACGCCCAATTCTCCGTGGCGTCTTTGCCCATGGCTATGAGAGTCGGCGCCAAGGTCCGAGTGGTTCGTGTGCCGGGAGGCTACTGGGACTCCGACTGGGGCCGTGTGGGGG